TCATTAGTCTTAGCCAACGACTGCGTTGTAAGCATAGTCTCAATAATCTTTTTAGCATACGGCTTAATAGCATTAGGCATAGTCGTTCTAACAACCTCAACACCAGTATACTTAAACTTATTTTCCCTAATTCCCTCATCATCGAGAATATGCATTACATATCGCTTCTTTTGAAGAAATACACCAACATCAGCGATGCATTCGCGCTTGAATATAAATCGAGGATCTTTAGTTAGTAAAGCTTTACGTGCCCATACACCAATATCCTCATTAAGCTTATCCTCTATGCGTTGAATTTCGTCATACGTCTCCTGATGAATTATGCCATTCTTCTCATCTTCAAAGAACTTGATACCATTCTCAATTAAGGGTGATATAGAAATGTAAGACGAGTCTGTATCATTATAGATGATACACTCTTCAAGTTCGTGATCACTTATATCTTTATCAATATTTGCACGAATGTACTTTTTAAGCAGTTTATTAGACTCCTTAATAACAGCTTGACCTGTTAGGGTTACTGACGAAGCAATATCATCATCACCAATAGGGGCGTTCTTGTTACCCATATATCCATAGCAGCTATTTACAAGAATCTTAATAACCATCTGCGATGTATTAAGACGTTCCACTTCATACTTAAGTTCAATATTTTTAGGGTCTTTCTTAAGATCTTGCTTACATTTGAATAATTTCTTCTTAATCTTAACGCGTTGATTGTAGTAATATTCAAGAAACTCTGGTATAATACCTTTCTTCTTTTGACTAAAGAGAAAGCCAGCCTTCGACAGTGCACACTCTTCCGTTTTAATGAACTTTACAAAATCAGGCTTCGTCAATTCAAACAGTTTACCAGATACATGCTGTATAGTAACCTTATCATCGGTAGTTTTTTCAATCTTACCGATCTTTGTCTCTGGTGACGTATTAAGAGATATCATCACGTTAGGGTATAGTGAGTTAGCATCAAACGATACTACGTTTTTCTTGAACCCGCGTTTAGGTTCTGCAACATACGCACCAGGATTCTTACCTGTATCTGCATTTCGTAAAAAAGTTGAAATAATTTCGCCTCGCTTACGGGCTCGTATAGTTAGAGCACCGTTAATAACTTGAATAGTACCCATCGCACCTTCAAGTGTAGTAAGACCCACATACGACAGCATTCTAAGTAGAGGTATATATTGAAGCTTCTCTTCCAATCGTACAAGCAGGTTAACGTCTTGAATGTTGTAATCGATAAAGGTATTCCAATCTTCATCTGCTAGTTGGTGAAGACTCATTCCACCGTAATCGATTTTATTCTCACCTAACTCTACTTCACCGATAGCATCTAGCTTATACGACTCTCTTAACTTAAGACAAAATCGCCTATACACATCAAGGTAGTCAAGACAAGCGATACCATCTACATAGTATCTCTTTTGATCCCTACCAAACTTACCCTTTACTGCTCTAAAATAAACATTCTTAAGCGGTGAGAGACGATTAACATAGTCTTGGCCTAATACCCTCTCCATTCGATTTATAATATACGGTATATCGAAGAATTCTGAGTTCCAACCACTTAAAATATCTGGAAAGTCGTTTTCGAGATATTCAAGAAACTTAACAAACATAGCTCGTTCATCTCTACAATGAACATAGATAAGATCGTCTCTACCTTTACCTGTATATTCCTTAATACCAAATGTATGGAACTTCTTAGTAAAGTTATCCCAGCAGGTAATAACATTAACGGTATGAGTTGGATTATCTACATCAGGGAAACTATCAACCGAATATGTCTCAATATCTAAAAAGCAGTACTTTATAGGAGTAGTATTAAACTCCGGGTTTTCATTCTCCTGCCAGTACGAGTCCAATAAAAATTGCTGTACTGGAGGGCAGTTTTCAAACACTCTTTTAAGACCAGAGTCTTGAAGAAATTTATATCTATTGTAAGCAGTATTAAACTTCTTCTTCTTTACTTTAGTTCCGAAAATAGAAGTTTTTTCGCCTCTATTATCCTCAACATAGAGGTATGGCTCGAATGAGCACTCGGTAGAAATACGTTTACCATCTTTATCCCATGTAAACAACGTGACGGTACTTTCTCTACCGTTATAAACAACATTTCTATACATCTCTAATACTATTATATTAGAGTTCCTTTTTAAGGCAATCAGTAAACTTAATTAGGGATTCCACTTCTTAAGATATTGTCTATCCGCGGATCCATACGGTGTAGTAAGAGCCTCCATATGAGCACCGATATTATCCGGACTCTCAAGAATACGCTTGTTAGCGATATCCCTTAATATAGATACATTTTTATAATACTTAGTACGATTTTTCCAATTTAGTATACTCTCAATTTTGTGTTCGAACTCTGCTGGAGTGTTAAATCGTAAACTACTAGGAGCTGAATAGTATGTAGCCATATCTTGACATAAGCAAGGTATTCCAAGAGTACATGCCTCTATAAATTTAATGTCTGACTTAGCCTTATTAAAGTTATTAACCTCAAGAGGAGCAACCATTAACTGTGGGTTAAGGTTGGCTATAAAATGAGGGTACTCTAAAAGATTTTTCCATGGGTGGAATTCGATTTTATTAGATCTAATTAAATCTGCTAATGGTGGTGGAAAAGCCCCAACAAACACCCATTGGTACTTATTAACAGTCTTTCTTATAACGTTAAGAACTTCAGACATATCATCTCTACCACCTGTCTTGTTATCAACATCGTAATGTGCTCCGGAGCCCGTATAAAGTATTCTTGGCTTCTTTTTATTCTTATCGAAGTTACGTTGAACTTTACTTATATCAAAAAGATGACCCATCCAAAAATTAGGCACGAAGTTAGGTATTACTGTAATGTTCTGTTGACCTGTTTTTTCAATATAGAGTCTTCTCATGAAATCACATGTAACTGTAACCTCATCAACCATATTAATCATATCAATACAGTTCTGCCTAATTTCATTATTATCAAAAGCAAACTTAAATTTATTATAGTCTGGAATCTCTTCTCTAAAAACAACATCATCTACCTCATATATAATTTTAAATCCATGTTCTTGCTGAATTTTTTTAAGGTGTTGTAGAAAATGTTTTTGAGAACTTGAAGCTTGTCTCTGTAATTTAACTGCTTTAACATTTTGATACCATCTAGGATCTGCAACCATAGCAGTAGTTGATTGCGACATACCTCTACCAGTACTATTAATAACTTGCTCTGGCCATAATATACGCCAATGTCCACAACCTGAATAATCTGCTAAGTAATTAATAAACCTGGGCATCTGTTCTTCCTGCGGCCGCGGTTGCTGAGGCTGAGCCGGCTTTTGTAACGGGGCCGGAGGAAACGGCGACGCAAATGGAGCTCCAAAGGGTTGTCTATTTAGCATATTAAATATATAGGTTACTTTTCGATATAATCTACTCTCTTTGTAATGCCGTTTTCTTTAACAAGATAAACAACTTCACCTGTAACGGCTTTTATTGATTCTTTTCTATGTGATATAACTATAGCACATTCGTTTAACTCTTCGACTCTATCTTGAAGTATCTGAGTAATAAGTTCAATACCCTTTTCATCAAAAGATGAGTCAAATAACTCATCGTAAATTGCAATATTGTATTGGACACCTCCTTGGAGACGACGTATGTCAGAGAACGTAAATAAACACGCTAGGTCAATCGATTTACGCTCAGCTCCTGAGAAGTTAAAGTAAGAACATAACTTATTTTTTTCATTAAGAATTTCTTCTTCAAAGTATTCGTTAAATACACAGATTGAATTTGAATCTAGTCGCTTAAGGTAGTGTAGTAATTTACTATTGAGTAATTCTAGTAGTTTGTTTACAATATACGATTTTACACCTTCTTCAGAAACAACATACTTAACTATATCAAGTTTAGATATAGCATCTCTATAGTCCTTAACCTTAGTTTCGAGATCTGTTAAACGTAGCTGCGTTTCGTCAATGATAGTATCGAAATCCGTCTCAGTTTTATTAATTGTCTCAAGATCTACCTTCAACTCAGACTGCCATTCGTTGAGCTGATTAATTCTATCGTTAGTATTTTGCTTCTTTTGAATAGTTACTTTATTGTCTGCTAGTTTATTATTATATTGAGTGATTGAAGTCTGAATCTTCTTTTTTACATCACGAGCCCTATCTAAACTAACTGTAACCTCTTTTATATCTCGAACCATCCGCTCAATCGTTTCTTTGAGCTTTTTCTTCTCTTCAGCAATTTTCGTCGTATCATGATCTTCGATTGGACGCAAACAAACAGGACACACATCTTCATCTGTACCAAGCTTTTTATACTTCTCTTTAACATGACCTACTTCTGATTTTGCGGAACTTATACCCTAATATATTTATCTATTTTATCCTCACACTCAACCAATTTACCCTTATATCTATCTATACTCTCACTTATCTCTTCTACATTAACTTCTTGTAAAGCTAATATCTGCTCTTTTAATAAGTTTAACTCTTTTTGATTATTAGCTTGTCTCGTAGCGTAAAGTTCCTTTTTATGTGCTCGTTTTTGGAGTAACTTTTCCTTTTGAGTATTATAATTATTAAAACTCGTATTAACCTCATCTAGCTTTGTAACCTCGGTATCATGATCTCTCTTAACTTCATTATATTCAGTCCTTAATGCAGATAACATTTGACTAAAGACCTCCATTCCAAAAATATCCTCAATAAACTTTCGCTTTTCGACCTTATTTTTTGCCATAAAAGGTATCGCATTATTAACAGTCATAATAACACAGTTTTGAAAAATAGCTGGTGAAGCACTTAAGACATCGCATATATATTTGTTCGTATTGCTAATACTGTCCCGGGTCTTATCAATACCGTTCTTATAAATAAACACTTTTGACGGTGATAAGTTTCTAACTACCTTATATTCATTCTTACCAGATGGGGTAATTACATCAAAGTCAAGCTCTACGTGTGTTTTACCATTAGTTAGATTATTAGGTATAAGATCCTTTTTAATCTCACGTAAAGTGTCACCAAATATAGAGAAATAGATAGAATCTGCTATAGTACTCTTACCGATAGCATTTCTACGTGCAGGTTTATCTTTATTCGACCCTGTAATAATATGAAGACCCTTAGTAAACTAACAG